CCAGACCCGCCATAACCAGCTGGGTCAGTATTAACTGGCAGCGTTCGCGTGAAAGGTAAGTATTCTGCGCAATCTCCCCGACTGTCGCCGGTTCGGTGACGCTCAATTCATTAAACACCACTCTGGCGGTTTCGGTCATATCTTGCTGTTTTAGCATGTCTTTTTCCCTTCTGGTTAACATGACATACCAATAACTCTTGTCTAAAAAGCCAGCAAGATAAAAAGTCAGTATTCACGACCACCAGCGTGTTTACTGTACTGCACCAAGTTTACAGGTACAAAAAACCCGCTCAGTGGCGGGTTTAAGTTGTGTGGCGAAGTAACCACTCTTAACACACTAATAGCATTTTTGTTATAACACAAGTAGCTCATTCAGTATTTTTAGAATCTTGACTTTCTTAAGCACGGCGAACTCTGAATACCAAACATAAAATCAATTATCTTCCAGGCCGGATGCTATCAACGAAAGCCTCTCAAAAAACGCTGTAGCAGCCTTGTCCAAAGTTGAATAAGTACTGTATTCTCCGTGTTCGGGACCAACCACTACCCATGGTCGTCTTTTTGGGATTCGGGACTTCTCAGAAATCACTGTTCCAGATATACCAATATCAATTGTTACACCTGTTATTATTTTCTCTTCATCTCTTTCCCTGAACTCAATTGCCATAAATGCCGTTTTTTTTCGTTTCCCGTTTTTAAAAAAATCAAATAAAGCAAAGCGATGCTCATTAAAATCAACACCCCATCGTCCTTCAGGATAAAGGGCATGAAAGTTGTCATTTACGCTCTGCATCGTCTCATAAGCTTTAACTTCTAAATCTCCATAGTGCATAGATACCGCGCAGGAGTCACTGGGTAACTGTATTTTCCCAAGATTGAAAACCTTTACTGCTCCAGAACTATGGCATCTTGCCCGCAATTTATCCCCATTTATACTAATCGGAGAAATATTCCTTAATGTTCCGGGCTGGCTCCCTCCTAAGTAAACGACTGTTAAAGATTGCTTATTTTCAATTGCATCAACTAATACATGCTCTACATTTTTATCCATAATAATCTCCCAATGAACAGGTATCATCAGGAGGTTATAATAAAATATGATTATTTACTTTGATTGAATTTATTACTATATGTAACAATCAATTTCTAAAGATACCCCCAACATTGCCAGACAACCGTCAATAAACCCTTCAGCTTTCTGCAGTCTGATAACAACCTGATTAAGTGATATCCCCAGTTTTACCCCCAACACCCGTAATGTAACCCCATACACATAATACATTTCCAGTAATTCGTATTGATACGGTTCCTTTTTCTTAAGAACTGTCATCGCAGAGCTAATGATCAGGCCATCGTCATCGCTACATTGCGGGCGGGATTTTACTTTCGAAGGAATTAATCCCTTAAAACCTGCAGCAACAGATGACCATTCCACATCCTCGTGATTATTTGCCACCCATGCCCCCCAACGTTCAAGAACCATTTGAATATCACGCATCAACTTTCTCCACAAAATCAGGCCAGCACGCCTATTGCCAGCGCACGATCGATAAAACGAAATATCAGCTCCAGCTGGGAGCCATACTTCTCTTCAAATGCCACGGTATCCGCATGCAGCTCGTCGTGATGCTTTCTGCACAAAGGCAGCACGAAGAGGTCATGCGCTTTTGTACCCATTCCCCCCTGACCGTGGCCTATCAGGTGGTGGGGATCATCAGCAGGCTTTCCACAACATGCACACGGCTGCGTCTTAACCCAGCGCGTGTACTTTTCGTTAACCCAGCGGCGACGTTTTGGGCGTAACATAAAAGACTCCGGCGACTCCGGATCCACTTTCAGCGCCAGCACCTTTTTCGCTTTATTCTGGATGATGCTGGTGGCCGGAACCGAAGGCACAAGGTCACTCTCCCGGGTGACAGACGGCACAACAGGCTTCGGTAATCTCAGTGCCTTACGGGCTGCACTTTCCGGTAAGGCATCCGCCAGATCATTACGAACCAGCCACCAGCACAGTTCCGGCATTGTCACAACGTGACTGTCATCAAAACCGAGATCCCGACGCACAACAGACAACACCCAGCGGGCACAGTTATCCGTTGCCATTGATTCCAGCCGTTCCGTGAACTGATCGCGCAGCTGGTTATCGCAGTGCCAGCACAGACGGATTGCGCCCGGCGCGTGTCGCATTGTGGTCATGTTCTCGCTGTGCCAGTCGGAATGAGGCCACTGGCAACCTTTTTCACGAAGTAACCAGCTTTCAAGACATTCCACGCCACCAGCACGACGGATCACTGCCTCATTGCGGAACACGGCCCGAACGGCAGGATCATCCGCCAGCGGTTGTGATGCTGCCGGAACGGCACCACTGGCAAAAGATGAATAACGTTCCGGCTCAGGCTCCAGCAGGACACGCCCCTGCATAAACAGGGGCATCAGCTCTGAACCGGGTCTGAACAATACGATCCCCATACGCGGGGCAATTTCAGGGGTCAGTAGTGCTCTCACAGTCACCTCAATGAACGGTATCGAGCAGCTTTAACAGCTCAGGAAATCGGGATTCGAAGAAATGCGGCTGCGTCTCGCGCGGATTTGCAGGACTGGTGATGTTCTTGCCGAACATGCAGCCTTTCGCGGTCAGCGACCAGAATTTTTTGATGTTGTTAATCGCGGTACGGCTGTATCGTTCGCGTTGTTCAACGATCCCCAGCTTCACCATCTGGTGATATGCCTGATTAGCCGTCAGGCGGATACCATACTGCTTCAGCAGTGCACTCAGTGACAGCGTGGGGCGGCTTGAGCCATCAGGCGCGTCAGCAGGAGCATCAATGGCATAGCGCGGTGCCAGATTCGGTAAGCCAACAGCCTCCTGGAGTTTCTGACAGGCCCCAAGCACTGAAGAGTTAGACAGGTTTAACTCCCTGCGCATAAAGTCCAGCAGAATCACTCCAGCCTGCATCTTGTCAGCAGCCTGCCCGGATAATTTTTCCGGTGCGCTGGTTACCATATCGAAAGTACGGATCACCTTCAGATGGAATGACGGGCTGATCCACATTGCATAGGCATACACCAGTTCTTTGCAGACATACGTCCCCTGGTTATTTCCGCCATTAATGACGCTAACTGGTTGATTTTGTTCCAGAGGCGGAATTCCACCCTCGGTGAAAAGTTGTTCAATCAATTCACAGGTTTGCTTATTGGAGAGCCAGTATTTCGGGCGTTTTTTTTGTTCTCCCCCGGCTGCCCTGTGCAGATCGTTCAGGCTGTAACGCCCATAAGCATCACGACGAACTTCAATACCATCAATGACCATCAGATTATTCATACTTCGTTTCTCCTCTTAATCAGGCGGCTGCACCCGCCGTTTTCTCGTACTTACTGATAGTGATCTCGACCTTCCCTCCCGGGATAACCGATCCCCACTCAACCAGCATTCTTTTCACCTGACTGTCGTCTTCCCACACACCCGCGTGGGTCAGGGCGTCAAACAGCGCCTTGTTATAGTTGTCCAGATCGCGGATCCGGTTATCCGGAGGAAACAACACGATCTCCACTGAAGCAGGTGCCGACGTTGGTTTCGGCAGACGACGTAACTGCTCAATGATGGCGGCACACGCCGCGCTCTGGAATTTTCGTCCCGCCGTGCTTATCAGGCTCTTACCAGCAAACGCCCCTTTGTTGGGGTGTCGCCAGTACGTGTTCACGCTGGGCGGAAACGGCAGAATCAGCTTCATACTTTCAGGCCCCTCTCATGTAACCAGTGGGCTGCACGCAGCCTGGCGTTTTCCTCACCGGCAAGCAGTGAGCGGATAATCCCGACCGCCTCGCTGTCGTCGTCCTTCACCGCGGTATGAAGCGTGATGCCCCGGGCCACGCCACGCTTTATCGTGATGACGCCTTTTTTCTCCAGTGCGCGAAGATGCTCCACTGCTGCATTCACTGAACGGTATCCCAGCATGGTTGCCACCTCCTGATTGGTTGGCGGAAAGCCACGCTCTTTCTGGTAAGAAATCAGCATATCCAGCACCTGCTGCTGGCATTGAGTTAACGTCGTCATGCCGCCATCTCCCTGACAAGTTTTTCTGCCTGCTGGCGAACCTGCGCCAGAAAGGCCTCACCACATGCCTCAAGTTCATCGCGCCCGATGTAGCTGATTGCCGGTCCCTTCCAGGTCTTGTCGAAAACAGCAATAGCACCAGCGAAGAACGCTCCTGTCGGCACCTGCTTCTCGTCTTTCGGGATAAACCAGACAGGCAGTTCAAAACCAATACGCCCGCGAATAAAAGCAATATGATCTGCATCTTCCGGCCACCACACTTCGCTGGTGGCAGCTTTGATCAGGAAAACATAGCGCCCGCCTTTATCACGCATGGCACTGGCATGCTTCATGATGTAACGCATGCCGGTGATGTATTGCCCCTCATGCTGACTGGCGCGGCTGTATGGGGGATTTCCAAAGGCAGCACCTTTAAGCTCCGCAAGACGTTCTGACCAGTCATGCGCCAGCGCGTTGTCTTCCGCCGTGTAATACGCGGCGCATTTGGCGTTATCACCGTCAGTAAACAGATCCAGAACAAACGGGCCAAACAGGGTGTTAATTCCCCAGAAAATGTTGTCCGGTGTGCGCCACTGATCGCCCACTTCCTTCAGTTCATGGGCTGGTTTGTTTCGCAGTTCCACCAGCGCCCGGCAATATTTATTACTCATTAAGCCCCCACGTAATTCCCTGACAGATACCACTCTTCACCTGATGCAGCGCGCTTGCTGCTTTTCCGTAAGCACCGCTCACGACGTGCCAGAAAATTGTTTCGTTCTGGCTGGGAGTGGCTTTCACGGAATGCCGCCATCCACACGGTTGCAGCACGACGAAATAAGCCCCTGGACTCCAGTTCTTCCGCCTGGCGGGCCAGGCACAAAATCACCCGCGGGTCGTTAGTGCCGACATAGAAATTGCGCACAGGTCTGGTTTCACGAACTGGTTGCCGTTCCGCCTCCGGCGATATCTTTGTCTGGCGCGGGAAATGTCTGCGTGCATCCCCTTCACAACGGTGAGCCACACGCCCACTCTGACGTAACTTGCTTGCTGACTGCAGAACGCGCTGCCGTGAGTAACCTGTAAAAGCATCCGCAATGTCTCCGGAAGTACACCCCGGATGGGCTTCAATGAATTTCTGAACGTCATTCAAAAGACTCATGCTCACCCCCTGAATCCTGCCGGGATCTGGCTGTAGTCCACGTTGTCGTAACTGGCTTTGAAGTACGGGTCCTCGCGTTTTTCGGTGTACGTGCTGACGGACGGCGATAAGCGCAGGGAAAGCTCATCCCATTTTTCCCGCAGCTTCGACGGGCTGAGCACGTTACGGCACCAGAACGGATCGCGACTGACGCGGCTGTACATCTCGCAGATTTGTTTATGAGTATGACCATCCTGCACACACATCAGGCGAATTTCGTTTGCCCAGGCTGTCCAGTTCGGTTCTTTGGGACGAACCACCTCGCCGTCACATTCGGCAGCCTGCTCGTACAGGGCAATGATTTTTTTCCAGAGCCACTGTGCGCAGGTCAAATCATCCTGCGTCCCCCACTGGCGCTTTTTAGGGCTGAATACAACCGCATCAGGATGGCGAGTTAAAAAATCCTGTTCATCCGTCTGCGTGTCCGGTTGCGAAGCGTCCGGACGAGAAGGTTTTTTATCTGACGGATCATGTTTTGATTTTACTGACGGATCCCCGCCAGATTCTGACGGGTGAAAACCCGCTTTTTTACCAGATTTCGACGCATCAAATTTTGACGGGTCAGATTTTGATGCGTCAGATTTTGACGGGTCAGAATCTGACAGTTGAGAAAATGCCGCTGCCTGAAGCTTCGCAACGTTAAGCTGATAAACATTCGACGCATTGCGGTTACCCTGGCGACGCGCCTTACGCGTTAACCAGCCTTCTGCTTCCAGCCGTGCGATAGCCGTTCTGACGGTACTCATCCCCGCGCCAATCTGGCGGGCAATGGTTTCAATTGATGGCCAGCACACACCTTCGTCATTACTGAAATCAGCCAGGCGGGCCATAATTGCCACGCTGGATAACTTCATGCCTGACGCAGCGCAACCATCCCATACATAGCCGGTTAATTTAGTGCTCATGACCGACCTCTATTTCCCTGAATTTACGACGAAACTGTTCGAGCGGACTGAAGCATTCATGCTCATAACCTTCGCGGAGGTAGATAACCCGTTGTGTTTCCGGCTCCCAACGAATGACTCTGACGGGCACTCCGTAGTGATCTTTGAACCAGCGGTTAACTTGTCGCAAAGGACTGTCTCCTTCTGCCGGTTGAAATCACCCACAGCCCACTCTGCAAAGCTGTGGGTTACAATTTCCCTGTCACCTGGTACATTCACTGCATAGCAATATTCCACCTTCGCTTTTCCACCCGGAACAGGAAGCGCAATCAGTTGCGAGCGACGGTAGTGTGTTGTTAAACTGTTCATGCGTTAGTTTCTCCACAACCAGAAGCAATCGACGCCACGACGCCCGGAGCTGCACACTCGCGGGCGTTACTCTTTTCCGGCGCACAAAAAACACGAAATAACAGTGTTAAATGCTCCTGCCACTTCGCCATTACTTGGTAGCTGTTCTCTTCGATTTGCTCACGCTCAGCCTGGTCAATAACTCCATCAGCAGTTGCCTTGCGTAAGTACTGGGAATGCTTGCCAATCCATTCTATTGACTCCATCAGCCGCTGATTAATGTCACCATTGTCAATGTCATCAATGACCACCAGCGGCACAAACACCCCATTACTACGACGGGCTATTGCATCTGTTACATGCCTGGTACCACTGGCATCCTGTAAAACCATGGCCCACTCAAGTGGAAAAATTTGATCCCCACCGCTACGCAGTCTGTTATGCAATTGATCTTTTGCTGGGGTGATATCATCAGATTTATACAAACCAAGAATTTCTGCTGCTTCCTCATAGCCATGAGGTAAATCAGCAATCGTTCTTCGTATTGCTGCCACCAGCCATGCTGGTTGTTTATCAACTTTCCATTCAGGTTCTTTACCCACGGTTAATTCCTCATTTCTGTGGTGTTTTTATGCCGCAGCACTGTTAGTCTTTTGATATAAAGACACGTCAACTTTCAGTTTCCCGTTAGTAATTTTTTCTAACTGGTACGCTCGGCCTTCAGGAATAATCTCAGGCCACTCTGAAACAGACGGATGCTTAATACCTAGGGCTTCGGCGGTTTTACAAACTCCGCCGAAATAATTAATCACGTCGGATTTCCGCATTTCTGTCTCCCGTTAAATTACGTTAAGCAGAAATGTAGGATATCCAACATGCTAATGTCAAGAATCCTACATGGGCATGTGGTAGGATTGCCTACATGATGAACATGAGTGATCGTATTCGCCAAAGGCGAAAAGAACTGAACCTGACACAACAAGCACTGGCTGATTTGACTGGTGTGAACCGTGTCACGGTTACTGGATGGGAAAAGGACGACTACCAACCAAATGGAGCCAACCTTCAAGCCCTAGCCAACGCACTTAAATGCGATCCTCTGTGGCTTGTTAGCGGAAAAGGCTCGCCTGAACCAAAGATAAATCTAAAACCTGAAATATTCGCAGTTAAAAAAGTCCCCCTAATCTCGTGGGTTCAGGCGGGTTCATGGACAATGACGGAGCCTGGTGTCAGGAAAGAAGATGCTGAAGAGTGGGTTTATACTACCGCCCTTGTATCAGAAATGGCATTTGCACTACGGGTCCGTGGTGATTCAATGACCAATCCCCTCGGCTCACCATCGATACCAGAAGGTTCTATCGTTATCGTAGAGCCAGATATTATTGATACAGAGTGTATTAACGGAAAAATCGTTGTTGCCCATATCAATGGTGGGCAAGAAGCGACACTCAAAAAATTTGTTGAGGACTGGCCGAACAGGTATCTCGTCCCACTAAATCCTAACTATAAAACTATTGAATGCGGTGAGAACTGTAGAATAGTTGGTCTTGTCAAACAAGTAATAATGGATTTTTGACACATCTTCCTCACTATCGCAAAACCGGGGTATCCCCGGTTTTTTTATGAGCCTATCTTTTTATGTAGGATAACCAACATAAACTCTTGACACTCGCATGTTGGATATCCTACATTTGTTTTTAGAGTTGTGGTGAATGCGCAGGCTGATGCGCGAAAGACATTGCAGCTATTGCGGAAAAGAGCTGTTCGGCGGGGCAATTAAACGCCCGTGAGAGTCTGAAATAACCGCAAGCCGGAGATCAGCATCGGTCACCACAGCAGCCACTGCTTTGGCGGTACCAGTTTGTACACTTGCTTCCGGCTGGTACCGCTCTTTTTACAAAACAGAGAAGAGCATCACCGGACGACGGGCTCATAACCCAATCCACCCGGGCGGCTGCCACCGCAGGTGTTCTTCTCTGTTTTGTGGAGAAACTAATATCTTGTGCAGAGGAAAATAGAATGAAATTACCAAAATTTCGTAACGCAATTGTGTACCGAGCAACATTACCTAGTATACAGGCTATTGAAGGTCATCTTCTCGAACTCCCTTATTCTGAAATCGGGGAAACAGAATTTTCACGGTCCTCTTTTGTAGAGAATCCTGTCACTGGTGAACTGGTAACTCCGATATCTGGTGGGTACGCAATGGTAATCCGTCATGATCAGAAAATAATTCCCCGACATGTCGTCATGAAAGAAGCTAATTCTCGAATCCGAACAATCGAAAATATGTCCGGGAATAAATTAAAGCGTGCCGAACGACTGGCCATTATTGATAACGTACGAGTAGATCTATGCAAACAGGCATTTGTTAAGTCTACGCTGATTCTTGCATTGTACAGCACTGATGAGAAATTATTGGTAATCAACACAACCAATAAAATAATAGCCGGTATGGTATGCGCAATGCTGATTAAGGTTGTCGGTTCAGTGAAAACAGAAACAATCAACATCAGTGATATCAAGAATGGACTGACTACACGCCTGAATAACTACATCAATGGTGGGTAATGACTCCAACTTACTGATAGTGTTTTATGTTCAGATAATGCCCGATGACCTTGTCATGCAGCTCCACCGATTTTGAGAACGACAG